ACTTCAGGGGAAGTTCTATCTGCCGTGCCATCAGGTACAGATGATAAATGTCAGCAGGCAATCCGAGATTTGCATCACTGCTACGCTGGTATGCGGACAACACCAGTTCTCCATTGTCAATCTGAAACTGCACCAGGCTCAGGCAGGGTGTCTGGTTGCTTTCCACACCGGTCTCACCTAGGAAAAGCACATAATTCTTACTGTTACGTTTCTCCCTGTTGATTTTGTCTATGAGTGGCGGCAGCTTCTCAAAATAGGTGGGATAAGAGTTCACAAGAATGGATCCGCAATAATCCCACCAGTTGATACCTGCTTCGCGGTATTTTTCCACCTGGCGCTCACCCTGCATAAACAAATGCAGTTCATTACGAAGCTTCTTGCGGGCAATATGATGCCCTTCAAAGATGTCCAACAGATCCGCTGGTGTAAGTACCAGAACCTCATTCAGAAGGTTCTGTATGTTCCCCTTCCTGTTTGATTGCGTTTTTCCTGTGGCAAGTATCTTGTCTAGTACCTGATAATACTTGTTCATAGCCATTCCTCTTTATAAAAATGAAACATCCTAAAGATAGGAGAAACAGCACAGTCCGCCTGATAAAACAGCCCGTTCATACTGCAAACGTCTTACAGTCACTCCGAAACCGCTTAACCAGGGCATAAATCGTCCTCTCGCTAACCGAATATTTTTCAGAAAGCACGGCAACGACATAAGATACTTTCTCTCCTTGGCTTGTCCGGTACATGTATTCCGAATATAACTCCACATACTGGACATCCTCCAGACGGACACCCGCCTCCTGCAACTTTTTCAGCAGCTCACGATTAAAGTTTATTATCTCTATCACTTTCATACAATAATATTTGATTATCTTTGCGTCATCTCACTCACATAACATACAAAATGCGTCACACCGCAGCAGAGGGTATTTGCCCCCGGCTGTGCGGTGTGACGCATCTTTGTGTAAGTATGTGGGTGAGATAACTACTTACAGGCCGGGGGTTCTTTTTCGCCTTCCCCCGCAAGGCATTTCACAAGATCCAGTGAAAAACCATCCAAAAAATGACTGATTTTCCCCTTATTTTCGTATTTATCATTCAAAATGTGCGTATTTCAGCCTTGAATTTTGCTGTAAGAGCACATAAATATCTAGTTTTCAATAAATAACACCATAAAACCAAAATCTTTAAAACCATGTCTCTTGTTTCCGTGCGGGCCGCTCAGAAGTCCCAGGGCAATTGCCCCGGGCAATTTTCGTGAAATATGACAGAGAAAAACGGCGGGATGCCTGGTACGGACAGAAATCACTCCTCAAAACCGGGAATATAGGGATTTGCATTATTGCCACGGGCAATACGGACAATGCGACGCCAGTTTCTGCGCATCATCAGGTATTTGAAAGCGTCACTGAAATTGGTAGAAAACATGGGAAGTTTCTTCGGGGCAAGCTTTTCACTCTTCTTGATCTTGAACACCACCTTGGTTTCACCCTTATAGCGGATGCCGGCTGGGGCTTTCTCAACACTGCTGACCATTTCACGGCAATTCACCGCATCAACCAGCAATCGGGGCAATTGCCCATTCTCTCCCTTCATCAACTCCTGCATGAATCCGTATTCCTCCGACTGGGGGATGATACTCTGTCTGCGGCTCATCAGAATGACGGTCCATCCGGTCCGCCGGCCATCGGCATCCTTCTCTATGGCATCCTTTATCTTCCTGGCATAATCCTCCCCCTGTCTTTCAAAATTATTGCCGGCCCGGTCATAATACAACGACAGTTCCTTACATTCATGTGAAGCAAAGAAATCCAAGAACTGGTCAGCCAGCTCACGGAACCATCCGGGAGGTATCTCGAAAAAGTTTTTGTGGCATCGGTAATACGCTCCGTCTTCCTGCCCAATCACGAATGAAAGCATGTTGCCGAAGTCCATGCCGCCATCCAAAGGCTCGTCATGCCGCAGATAGCGCAACTCCCGACTATTTTCCGCCGGCTCCCCTCCAGGACTCCCGTCATAATACTTATGCCTTTGCCCGAATAATACATAGAAACGGACATCACGCCGGAGACCGGGCCGCATACCCAGCACCGACTTGCAGAACTCATGCAGTTCAAGAGTACCTTGATATAAGTTTCGTATATATTCCGAGGTCAGGATATCAACATTGACCAGGGAGGATGCGTTAAGAAAAAAGGTTTGTCCGCGGCGCAATTTGCGCAAGGCCCGATCATAATAATCTATTTTCCTTTCCAGACGCGCCAGCACGGAGTGACTGGGATTGTCTTTCTTCTGCTCGCGCAGTTGCTTCAACAGCAGCCCGTTCCGTTCAAAAGCCGCCTGTACAATCAGAATTATACGGTCTGGATCCATATTGGGTGCATAACGGAAATACCAGTCATATTCCCCCTCGTTGACATCCGGCATATCAGTGGTGATCGTCAGACCAAGAAACAGATGCGATGCCCCGTAAGTGAGAGAATCGCCACGTAGAACAGGCATGGCACGGTTCACCTTCTCGTCCTTGTCATATTTTGACTCGTCATAAAACAGATGGACCACCGATTTGCCGGCAAGCAGTGAAGGGTTATCCAGCGAACCCATAAAAATAACACTGCCATTCCAGAAGGAATAGCAGTTCCGGTAATCATTGACAATTATGGAGCATTTCGCCTTCCAGGAGGCTGGCGGTTCCTTTCCACGGATATAATGCACCCCCTCGTACAGCCCCATCATTTCCCATCCCTTCTGTACGGCGGGCATGATGTTGTCCTTCAGATTGGCATAAGTGTTGGCGACAAAAGCGAAAGGCGCACCGGGCATTTCCCAGATACACCTGTATGAACGTCTGGACTGTATGACCGTACTCTTGGACATACCACGCCCGGCTATGACAACCAGAATGGTCGTATCCACGAAATCGGTCAGCATCTGGACATTATGGCTGAATTTTACATCCACATCCTCATCATTCGCTATCTTCCTCGCTAAATTCCTCGATATCATAAATCATACGTTTTTTCAAATCAAACTTTCTTATTCGTGCGTCCTCTTTCAGATTATCACGCACAGCAACAGGTATCTCCGGTATCGAGTCGATGAAACCCTCCAGTTCCTTTCTATCAATGGCGGGAACGCCCAGATCCTCACGGCTGGCCGTATAGATATCAACCTTTTTCTGGTTTAGAAGCTCTTCCGGTATCTCCGCCTGTTCCTTCCTGAAGCATCTGCGGTATTCACCGGCAAGTTTCAACAAGGCCCTTGCCTCCTTGATCTTGCCGGCCAGGAAAGCGGCGTCCGCCCACTTCTCGGCACGCTCGGCATACAGGGCAGCAAACGCCTCCGGACGGATGTTGTCTTGGGTATAGAAAAAATTGATGCTGTCATTATACACCTGCCGGGCCATCCAGTCGGACAGGCTGTACGGCTCCGACTTCAGCAGCCTGATTATTCCTGCCTTTGTCACCATCCTGCCGTTAGTGAAACGCATCCTGGCACGCAGACCACGTACCATCTCCATTAGAGAGAAATACTCCCTCTCTTCCGGACGCAAAGAATCCAGCGTTCCGGTGGAAAGAATGCGCTGGATCTGATTCAGATCAACCTTTTCAAAGTCCACTCTTGAAGGTCTGACCGGCAATTCACTCATATTCATCCATATCTTTTAACAGATTCTCAAACAAACGGCGTTCCTGGATCTCCGTTAGCAGCTTAACGGCATCAATATTCCCGTCCTCAGCTGTTTCGTGCAGCTTTATCTCGGGAGCGGCCCGTGAGACAAGCACGCCTTCACGGATCAGCCCTCGAATGGTGGTTCCTGGAATACCGGCGTCATATACAAAAAGAAAGCATTCAGAAGCGTCAAGGCCAAGATAGGCGGCAATATCCTCCGGCGCATAACCTAAAGCGGCCATGCGGCGAACATCATTTTTTTGCTCTCCAGTTAGAGCCAGGCTGTCAGGGGGAATATCATTCATAAGATAATTTGTTCAAACATTCTTCTAGGTACGCCAACTCGCATTTTTTTGCAGACAGTAAATGGGCAAACTCGCCACGGTCACAAGGGTGGGAGAAACGCTCCATTTTCAGGAGTAGCCCATTGATCCCGTCCTCCAGCGTCCCCTTCCGAAATATCAGTTTTTTTTTCTGTTTTCCAGTTCCTTCTCGGCGGCCGATTTCATAGATTCCCATTTATCCACTGCCGCCAATGCCTTCGCACGTTCCTCCTCACCTTCAACGGTTTCAAGCTTCTTCTTCCATTTGGACACGTTGCTGGCCGCATTCTTACGGATATTCATCACCTCAAGATCACTTTTGTTGGAAAGCTCGTCAGAAGCTAGAGAGACGGCAATACGGGGATGTTTCCCGAGCAGCACATGATTGTCACGGTAATATTCCAACTCCTCCCAGATACTCCGGTCCTCCAGGTAATTCTCCACAGTTGTTTTGGCTATGGCAAACGCCTGTTCCTGCTCAACGTCATCCGGCAGTTCCCCCAGTTCCCTGAAAGTTTTTAGATAAAGGTCATAGGCCGTGAACATATCGGCAACCAGTATTTTCAGTACATCCGGACAATCCGGAGAGTTGAGGAAGGGGAAACGGTCACGGAAACGGATCACATTTTCCACAACCGGGGTGACAGGAACATTCACTGCGGTTTCCTCAGCCTTGATCTCTCCCACCACTATAGAAGCTGAAGATATGTGGGGAGAGTCCACCGCCTTCCGTTGCATTGTCCTGAAAGCCGTTTCCGAAATTCCGGCAAGCTTGCGCAGTTCCTCCATCAAGGTGGCACGAAGCAGGTCCGTTTCGGTATTCCGCCGGAAAGCGGCTTTCAGCATCAGATTAAGCCCGTACTCCTCGTACAAAGCAATCCCCTCACGATACGGACGGGGACCGCTCAGATAAGCAATAATTTTTTCTTTCATACGATAAAATTTACAATGTACCATACAAAGAAAAAGCCCGGCAATTGCCGGGCAAAAGACAGGCATGAATAAAAAATCCATGCAACGGTTCAATTGCATGGATTGGTGTCGAATAAAAACAGCTTTCAATAAGAAAGTCTGAGTGAACCTATTTTTTGAGAAATGTCTTTCAGCGCATGATTGAATCTGTCCAGCTCCTCGGCAGTGAATCGGCAGGGCTTCCCATTGACCACATTACCATTAATACGCTGATATAGCCATTCTTTCGTTTTGCCAAAGTAATGTTTCGCAATGAAAGACAACGATATGATCTCGGATATGTTCTGAAGCTGTAATTTTATGGTTCTCTCCTCCATGCCAGCAATTTCACCACTAATCCCATTCAAGCACTCATCCATGAAATCTGCAATCATCTTTTTGTCCCCTTCACTCGTATAAGTATCAGCTATATGTTTCACCCGGGAATAAAACTCCCCGGACTCTGTTCCCATTAACGGACGTAGAGCGTCCAATTCCTCTTTCAGTGTCATGATCTCTTTATTTTTTTAAGTTCCCCATAGGCTGGGGAACACTGTTATTACTCATTTTCCATCTCTTTAAGAATTTTCTCTATCAGGTTCAGACGGTCAAGAAGGGCGTTTATCTCTTCAGTTCTCCTGATCCCGGTCTGTTCCTCAATAAAAACCAATTGTTTCAATTTCATTTTTACAACCCCCAATTGCATTGTGAGGTCCTTTTTAATTTGTTCCTTACTCATTATATGCTGTTTTTAATCGACATTCAAAAATAATAATCTTTTGCTTATTATACAAGGATCTCTCAAATAATCTTTTGCTTATTAATCATTTTTAGCAAAATTCCGCATGAAATAAAAAAAGCGAAGCCGAAGCCCCGCTTTCCTGAAATAATGAAACCACTAAAATAAGAATATGACTTATGCCTGATAACGGCTCTGCTCAATCCATGTACATGTACCGGATCCGGATTCAAAAGCCTGAAGGGTTATCTGGCTGCCCGGACTAGCGGTGAAGGTTTCTCCGCCACGCAGCAGGAACTGGCCGCCGTGAGCAATTGTCGGAGCCACGCCTGACGCTACACCCAGCAGGGTCATCACTGCACCATGCCGTCCGCCGGTCACTTTATTAATTTCCGCTTCACCACCCTGAAGCTGATATTGCCCTTCCGCCGTAAACGGGATGGTAGTGGCAGACGCGCTCACACTCGCCACCGGTTCTTCCGAAGGAACAGTACCCTTATAAATGGCGATGTCATCCCCTTTACTGATCTGGGTAAAAGTGAATTCAGAGGAGTTGGCATCCTTGTTACCGGTATAATTGACTCCCATCTGCATGGGATTGCAGGGAGAACCGAACAGATCCTTGTCCTGACCGTCACAGTAGCTCATTATCACGATACATTTCCGACCGAGCCAGTTGGTCTTGAACTCACGGACCGCCTGCTTGTTTCCCGGATGGTTCCCCTTGACCGTAGGGGTGAAACCAAGTGCGTCAGGATCTCCGTCTGTATTGCTTGTAACCTCCACGGTACCGGGAGTGAAATAGATGTCGGTAGAATAACATCCAGGCTTCAATTGTATGTTCTCGGTCATCAACACACCGGCCGAGTCACGTGCCGGGAACACCAGAATATCATCCACATCAATGATACTCATCATGTCGCGCGGGTTGATTCCTTTACCCGGATTACCTTCCGGGCGCTTCACTGCTCTTTTAACGTATGCCATAATTATAACAATTTAAAATGAATAA